GCGCCTACTTGTCGTAGGCGCTCTATGGAGATCATATCTCTAGACCATTTGGTCCCCTGGAATGGAGTCTCGGAGGTCTGGCCATGAGCACGCGCAACCGGGTGAATGATGGACAGTTCCAGGTATGTGGTACTTACCACAATAATCCCTTGAACTTACATATTACCCGATGCATGACCCATGGTCCTTACGGGACATGCGATGACACAATTGGAAACTGGGAAGGGGTTAACCCTCTCCTAGTAACCAAGCGTTTCACGTATTATCCCGCTTTGGGAGGCAAGGAACTGCATGCTAATGGGTCTGTACTACGTGAATTCGTAGACTACCCACCGGCTTACAGGCCTGGCGCTCCAGATCCCATTGTCAAGTTCGCTAATTACTCCAGTTTGGAGCTTAGCAACCTGGCTTGGGAGATTTTAGGTCGAACAAACCCTAACGTCCCGCATGTAAGCGTGCCGCAAGGTTTGGGAGAACTAAAGGACCTGCCTGATCTCGTTCGTGGATGGGGTGGCAATCTTCTTGAGAAGATAGCGAAAGGATATTTATCCTGGCGCTGGGCCATCGCACCCATGATTGGAGACCTACGCAAACTTCTTGGCTTTGTGAAGGCGGTCGATGACCGCATCATTTGGCTCATGAAGCTGCGTAGTGGTGAGACTCTTCGGCGTCGGTGTCACTTAGGTCGGACCACCATTGTGGATACGCCCACTTATGCTATTTTGCATAGCGAGGGGGCGGTCCTCAAAGGATGGCGTCGTGTAACCTACACCTCTGAGGTGTGGGGAACGGCCCAGTGGAAACTGGACCCTTCCAGTGATCTACCAATGTTAGGCTACGGACCGCTAAAAGATTTAGCGCGTCGCTTAGCCCTTGGTATCACGTCACACGAGGCCTTGTCAGTAGCCTGGGAGCTGACTCCCTGGAGCTGGCTGGCAGACTGGTTTTCGGATCTCGGCGATGTAATCGCCGCGACCAATAACTCAGTCCCTCTGACTTGGGAGAAGGTATGTTTAATGCGTACGAGGATTGGAAAATCCGAGTACATATTAGACAAAACTGCGTCCGCGACATGGCCAACCTTTAAAGGTTGGTATGTTGAGGATTACAGCCGAAAGGAAAGACAGATTGTCTTTCCTATCACACCGATTCCCGTTCCGTTCCTGCCTACCCTTACAGGTGGGCAGTGGTTGATCCTAGCGTCATTGGCCGCCTTGCGGTCTTCAAGCCGCTAGGTGGTCCTATGCCGTTAGGAGTCCGTTCCCATGATTGGAGACACACTCGTTCTTCCGCAGACTGGTGGCGACATCACTCTGAAGAAGATCAACCAGGACGCGTATTCTAGTGAATACATGTTCCGCAACACCACTGATCAGTACATCGCAAGGATTCGTCATTCTAAGACGAAAGCCCAAAACGGTGTGCCGGCAAAAGATCGTCACAACTTTGAAGTTGTGCACACGATTTTCGCCACGAGCACGGTCGCAGAGTACGAACGTAAGTTCTACTTTGTGATCGAGCATCTGAGCAGTGATACGTCTGTCGCTTTGTACGATGCGGTCGCCGATAAGGTGATCCTATCAAGCAACGCGTTCGTGACGCAACTGTTGGGGTGGGAATCGTAGCGACCCACGCTTAACCTCGTAGGTTATGCGAGGGAACGTCTACTTCCTACCTGGTTAGTCCGAATATGCTAGCAGAGATCTGGGCAGTAAAGTTTACATTTCCACAATGCTTCCACTCTCGCAAGAGGTGGTTCCCTTCATATAATGGAGGGGTGATTGCGTGGCGTAGACTGAGCTGTTACAGTTCTGCCTTTCGGGCGCTGAGTGTCCTCCCATCAACAAGGAACATATCCCGGAGTTAATCCGAATATGTCGAAAAGCCTTGTTTGGGAATTGAGTCAGGTCTGTGAAGCGCTCTTTCGAGACGCTTCACAGGCCTACCCGACGCTGAGGATGGAGTTTGAGATGGATCTCTCCCGTCTTCGGAGTCTCGTGGCGCATCGCGGTCTACCGGTTTTCCTGGTAGACATGCCCAATGTGGGCAAGCACCTGGATAGGTGCCTGTCTGCTGGCGAGTACAGACTGTCAGGATTACCTCTGACGAAGAGGTTTTCTAACAGGGTAGTGATCCCGAAGTTTCTTCGGGGACTCTACCTACTCGTCTTCCACGAGACTGGACTCCTGAGGGAAGACTATGACGTTGAGGCGATCGTTTTCCTACGGCAAATTTTATTTGCCTTCAAGAAAGCGAAAGTCCCATGTCCCGCTGAGAACATCTCGACGGAGGTCGAGGAGTTTTACGCGGTCGACAGTGTGTTACCAGAACCTGAAAAGTTTTGGCAGCAAATAGGGCCAACTACTCAAGACATCGAGGAGACTTACCATGGTTACGGTAAATCACCGAGGTATCAAGAGCGGTTACACTCTATGGTTGCGCGTGAGCGTAACCAACTGTCGGTCTTCCTGGCGAAACTTGACTCCGTGTCAAGTATCGTTACCTCCACTCTCGGATCTTACGATCCGAATATGTGGAAGTTCAGGCACGGACCGGGCGCTGTTTCAGAGGTCACTGGTCCTTCCAACAAGTACTGTTGGTCGAACTGGAGTGACCGTTTGGAACACGCGTTCCCACTCGCCGATTATGGTTTCCATAATTATGCGAGCTGGGCAGACAGAGCAACTTCTTCAAACTGTGTTGGTTCGCGAGAACCTTCAGCTAGAATGGTTGCTGTTCCGAAGTCCTACTCGCGACCGAGGCTTATTGCCGCGGAACCGAGCGAGCATCAGTGGTGCCAACAAAACATTTGGCACTACTTTGCCGTACGAAGTGGAAGATCCTGGATTGGAGAGTTTGTCAAATTCAATGACCAAACTCTTAACCAGTCTCTTTGCCTTCTTGGGGCATCGGATGAGACCTTGGCTACTGTCGATCTTTCGGCAGCTAGTGACAGGGTCACCTGTCATGCTGTTGGCCAGATGTTTCGGCGCAATGCGTCGTTACTTCTAGCTTTACAAGCATCGCGAACCCGTTTTATCGATCAAAACCTGGCACCTCGTGTGCCAGACAAGATCGAGTTGAGAAAGTTCTCAACAATGGGTAACGCCTGCACCTTTCCGGTCGAGTCCTTGTTGTTTCTCTCGATAGCCATTGCGAGTGTGCTTACTGCACGCGGCATGCGCCCGTCGTTACGAAACATAAGGTCTCTAGTAGGAGAGGTGGCCGTCTTCGGGGATGACATCGTTATCCCTGTTGACAGTCGGGAGCTATTTGTAAGCGCCCTTGAAGTCCTTGACTTCAAGGTCAACGCTAGCAAATCTTTCTGGACTGGGAAGTTCAGAGAGAGCTGCGGTGTTGATTCCTTTGCTGGTGTCAACGTGACACCTGCCTACTGGAAGCAAGCCTACAACGGCAAACCGGACAGCCTAGTCAGCGTCGTCGAGACCGCCAATAACTTTCATAGAAAGTTCTTGTTGGAAACTCGGCGGTACCTGATGTCAACCGTACCGTCGAACATATTGACGGTAGGTATGGCTGACGGTGTCTTCGGCTTCAAATCTTTCTTGGGCGCAAGTATATCGGGTCGTAAGACTCGGTACAACTACGCTCTTCAGAGAGATGAGGTTCTTGCTAGGACGATTCGTTCGTCCCAATCGAGGACCCCTGTTGAAGACGACTCTGCGCTACTTCAGTTCTTTACTGAAGATCCAGATCCCACAGTCATGTGGTCGTCTGGTGTGGCTCAGAGACCCAGATTGCGGATGCAATCAGGGTGGATTCCTCTACAAGATCTGACGCTCAATCAGGTCAAGTAGAAGTGGAGGGGATAGATGTGCGCGGCTCTTTGACTACTCCTGCCAAGG